AAAGTTTCTGATTGAAGTAATGGTCATGTGCATAACCACGATGACCCCACAACACACCAAGTGATTTGCGGTGACAGATGTTTGATGTTCCGTTGCCGCCTAATCTCTTTATGTCACAGTTACGCGGAATCCAATCACCACCCGAATAAATCCAGTCATTGAAGTAAGCCCAATCCAGATCACCAATCTCATCAGCTATCCCTTGCAAATGACCGTCACCCCAATAATCATCATTGTCGATGTAAATGATGTATTCACCCGCAGCAAGTTCAATGCCTTTGTTTCGTGGCGCGCCATCCCACCAGGGGCGTTTATCAATCTTGAATGATCTTATTCGCGGGTCATCATAACGTGCGACGATTGCCATTGTTTTCATGCACCCGTCAGCGACAACTATCAATTCCCAATCCGTGAAGGTCTGAGCAATGACACTATCGATAGCCCTCACGATCTTTTCATCTCTTCGCGAAGCAGCCCCGCCGTATTCAGCGAGAGTTGAGGCCATGATAACTGAGAACTTCATCTATAAATCTGATATTTGTTATGATGTGCTATTGATCTCATATTCTCTCGGTCTATTCGTGTTTTCTTCTGACCAATCATGTACCCTGCCACAACCCAATCAAACATTGACAGATCAACTCCGGTAAAGTTACCCAAAATAGGCTCAATTGATATCAGCAGTTTATTCGTTAACCCTTCCATTGTCTTTGCCCTGAACATCTTGTCAGGCGATTCAATTGTTGTACCAAGATACACATTTTCCGGAAATACAAACTCATGATACCTCTTAGGATTCTTTGTCAAGAACGCGAACTGATGAATAGGATTATAACGCACAACATCAATCACCGTCTGAATCCATAACCTGTCAACCCACTCACCGAAAAGATCAGCAAACGGGCAGACAAATATCACTGAGGGCTTTTTATACTTCTTAGGCTCTTCCAGTGCCTTCAGATTAATGCGCGGAGTATCAAAGTCATCAAACATTCCATGACAGTAACAATATTCACAGCCATGTTTGCACCCGATCACCGGCGACCAGGCCCATTGATACCAACCGCGCGAGGCTATCATTCTTCAGGCTCTTCAGTTCCAAAATTAAGAACAGGAGGTTTCGGCTTTTCTCCTTCCATTTGCTCCATATAAAGAGATACCTTTTCTTTGACCTTTTCAAGTATGACCTGGTAACTCATCTCATACAGGTCTGGTATCTCCTGTTCAAGTTCATTGAAGATAGATTCAAGGTTAGCATAAAGCGTTGCATTATATTTTGTGGTGAGGTTCTGAGAGATCAGCAAATTGATTGTTTCTTCTTTATATCCTCGGAATGGATTGAATGAGTTTTTAATCCTGATGACCTTCAGATCATACGGTTGATCGGCATACAGCTTTTCGTTTATGTCATCCTCAATCTTTGCTATTGTCGAAGTTGAGGCGTTTGCATCCTTTGCCTCACGAAGTTCGCGCATCAGTTCTGACATTGACTTGAATTTGAAGTCCTCAGGATATTCGTGTTCAACTTCTATATCCTTACCGTAATCGGTATAGGTTGCAATATCCTCCACGACAAACTCCCACATTGTAGAGAGCGAACGTGCAAAGGGATTCAGGGTATCGTTAAGGTTATCCAGGTCAAGTACCTTTTCTGTCGCCGTTGCTGCTACCTCTGACTTATCCAATAGTTCCTTATTGAACATCATCAGAAACACATTTGCCCTGAGTTCATTGATGTAGTCCTTTTGAAAGGTCAGCAGATCAATCGGAGGGGCTTTGTAAACAAGCATCTTTTCAAGGTCAATCATCATTGCCGGATCGCGCGGCATATCCAGCGTTATAACATCCATTGTAGAGTTATGCACCGGCTCACGGCCTGATCCCTTGCACACTCCGCAAGTATGACCGTCTTTAAGCATCCCAGAGCCTCCACACTCGTTACACGGAGTGACATATTCAAATCTCTGAGGGAAGGCTGTCATAGCCGTAGAAAGGTCTAACTCGCTGTCTATTTTGAGTGTCTTGTTAAGATATGGAATCACATCATGAAATACCGACACAAATGTTCTGCCCTGAGTCTCTGCGTCGCGCTTGTATCCAAACCTTCGTGCAGGAACTTTCGTGTTCTTAGGCGTGAAATACTGTACTTCGTAATGTTTCTTTTCAATCTCAACACCACCGGTTTCAACCTGAGTGAATGTGATTGTATCCATGCCTAAATAGATAGTGTACTTGAATCCGTCAGCTTCACCGGCTTCGGTCTTATACTTTATCGGGAGTTTTACAACCAGGTATTCAAGTATGTTGTTCTTCATCTCAAACATCACACATTGTTCAGAGGTTGCAATGAATGGATAAGGCTTTGCTTTCTCCCTTGCCGGGTTAAAAGCGTCAAACTCAGTAATCAAAAAAGCGTTCGGGTCAATGTAGTTGTAATCAACAAAAGCATATTCAAAGAACTTTTCCAATGAAGCATCGCCCCAGTAGCCTGCAATGAACTGCTCAAACTCATCTTTCTTTGCTTCGTCATTTTTACCGCCCCATGAAATATCTCTTTTCTTTGGCTTCGTGCGGACTGTCTTTTGAAACGGCAGCTTTGTTGAGGCCAGCGTCGGAGGGATAATTGAGTTCGTGATTGTCTTTCGCATCCCAAACTCTTCTTCGGTTTCACGCTTAACGATCTGTTGAAGCAAGTCAGCAACCCCGTCGCCTGATACCATCTTGTAATAAGTCTCGGCTAACTTTGTCACTCGCTCATAATCTCGGTGCTTTAGGTTGCCCCGGATTATCTCTGTCAGTTTTAAAAGTCCTTCCTGTTTAGTCATTGAAATATTTGTTAAGTGATTCTTTTATGTTCATGTGTTTTGCATCTAACGGGTCTGAAGTGTTGAAGTCAGAGATCAGTTGAGCCAGCTCATCCAAAGTGAATGAATATACTTCTTCGTATTTATTGTCCTCTCTGATGCGATATTCAACTGCTTTCTTCATTTCATTTATGTTTTCTCGGTAGCCTTCTTAATATTTTCAACTTTACGCCTCAAAATAGTTATTAAATGCTTCAGTTATTAAGTAATCGGCTCCGTCTGATAAATGGCCGTACTTCTGATATCTGTCTCCGGTGACCTTATCCGTTACGATGTGCTTGTCTTTCCCTCCGTCAATAGCCTGCTTCACGTACAACATATCGGCAATCATCTTTTTACAATCTTCGTCAATCCTTATTCTGATAGGTAGTTTGTTCTCAAATATCTTGTTTATGAAGTCCCTACGCTTAACCACTGGAGCGTTACGGACAACTGTCCTATCTGATTTCGCAACCAGGTAACGACGAAGTTTAAACTCAACAATCTCATAGTGATGTTTAAAGTCCTTGTTCATTGTAGAACGTGACCGGCCGGAAGCATCACCGTAATAGAATAATCCCGCTTTATGATTAGGGTATCTCATTGATAATTCTTCACAGACTTCCTCAGTTGAATTACGTGGATTTTCAAGTGCTATTTCGTCAATGCAATAAGCCCACCAAATGTCATCTTTCTGCTCGAACTGCCATATTGAACATGAGTTATAAGGCACTGAGTTCTGGTCAAAAGATACATGAAGCGGCCGATCAGGATCATACTTCAGGTTATCCACGTGTTCAATCCTGTTAAATGAAGAATAGAACTCTCCTCCGGTTGTGGCAAAAGGATTACCAAATATGAGAGCCTTTGACTTTTCTTCGGTGTTGTTGTCAATGATTGATTGAATGTAATTCTCACCTACATTATGAACGTTATGGTAAGTAGATGAAATAGTAACAAACTTATCACCGACTGACTTTTTAAAATAGTCTGTTCTTGAATATATCTTTGAGGCAATCTCATCCACAAATGAATCCAATGTAAACCACTCATTAATCCAAGGCGTTTTAGCCGGTGACGTTGTTACAAACAATGGATTATATTGCTCTTCTGGCGTTCCTTCATCACATAGCTCTCCATTGTGAATAAACATACCACGTTGCCTCAGGCGTGCCAATATTATCTCTTTAACATCACTTTCATCTGTGTCTTTCGTTTCATCCAGAAAAGCCCACCCCATTTCTTTGCCCTCATGTGCTTCTGCGTGATCCAATGAGCCAATGAAAATAACACATCCATTGCAAAATGAAATAATGCCATAATAGTCATCAAAGTTATGGCCGTCAGTTATGAAGTGTGGAGGGGGCTTTTTGCTTACAATGTATTGCCCGTAAGGCCGTGACCCTTTCTCATATTCGACTATGCCGATTGACTTCCAATACTCTCGTATGCGAAAAAGCGTTGATTGTTGTAATTGAAGATATGTATTTGCCCCAATGAATCCCCTGACTTTCGGAAATCGCTTTATAAGTTGATATGTCTTTATACCTGCTAAATGGGTTTTCCCAGAACCAACTCCAGCGAGAAACAGATTTATTTTTGCCTGGCTCTTTAATATCGCTCTCTGCGGTTCTGATATGGTTTGCTCTATTGTCATTTTATTATAACATCAGGCAACTCAGGGAAGGTTATATTTGCATCAATCTTTGTCGGAGCATCAAAGCCTAACATCTTCGTGATTGAATCAAGTGCTTTTTGTTTGTCAAACAATTTTATCCTGACATATTCAACAGAAATAGGCTCTTTCTCTTTTGAATCTGGATCATATTCCCATTCTGTTTTAACCTTTGTATCTATTTCAGCAATGATAGCCTTTTGATCGTCCGTAAGCGATTCAAAGTCCTTTCGCTTTATCCAAGTATTATGAAGGCTGGCAATTGAATTGAAGGCAATTTTCTGATGTTCCTGAAGAATACGAAGTTTTGTTATTCCGGCAGTTTCGGCTAAGTTATCCTGTAATTCTTTGATTCGCGCTAAAATGTTTGATTTTGTTAGCATAGTCGAAGCGGTGGAGCGCGCTGAGTTTTCTGAATAACCAGCACGAATTGCCGCTTTACTTGCGTTTAAATCAATACAATATTCATAACAGAATCTTTCCTGTTTGTCGTTTAATGGCAGTAGTTCTTCGCTGTTTTCTTCTTCAGTCATTAATTCTTATCTTTTCATACTGCAAAGTTAAGCAATATCCGGTTCACTGAATCCATAACTCACTGCTCCCAAATGTCCGACAATCATCAACTTCTCTGCTATCGTTGTCACTTCATCTTTAAACGCAAAGATTTCAAATGAGTTGCAAACTTCGTCAATGTCATCCGTTGTGATTACTCTCTCTGAGCTTATATTGTAAAGCCTCATGAGTGCGACGTAAATGTTCTTAATCTCATCCATAACTTGCCCCTTCAATGTGAAATGATGTTAATGTTCTTATATTACTCGCTAAAAGTGTTGTCGGCATCGGAAAATCATTAGTGCGGTATTCGCGGTGATAAACAAATAGCCGGTCAAGGTTCTTATCTTGCGCGTCATGAATAACTAAGTATTCTGCAAAGTACCTCAGTTTCTCTATTGCCCACATTCGCTGATCCCAGGTCGAAAGGTCAACAAGAACAACTGCCCAATCGCGGCCGTATTCTTCAAACAGTTTATCTGAAAACAAGGCAAACTGATGAGTGTCACTTTCAAGGTGACGGAAGTGATCTAGCCAAAACTGATTATCATCTACCGTGAGAATCTTACGGCCTTCGGCGAGTAAGTGTATTTGTTCTGTTGACGAATACCCTGCACCAAGCTCAAGAATAGCCCCTGTCGTTTGACGTATGGCCTCAAATAGTGTTGGCTGATGTGTTGATTCGTCTTTCATTGCTGAATGTGTATTTCGCCCTGATTGACTACTATTTTGCCGTACTTCAAATCTACCGCCGTAGTGTCGCCGTCAAACAACTTTCCCCTCCAATAGAATATGACAATGTCACCTTCATAGACCGTCGCCCCTTGCTGCCAGTATTCGCCCTGACGGACAAGTGTAGGATCAAGCCCTGCGACCCAATAATCTGAAGCAGCTATACCGTATTTAAACTCCGTAGGTGTTCCCCATTGCATACGACGTTCAGGAACTAAATCAGTAGTGTTTATAAAGTAAGGATTCATTACCTGAGAATGGAGATCGTAACCTCTGGCTTTCCATTGTGTAAACGTCAATCGATTACCGGCAATCATAAACATTGGTTCTCCGGCCTCACACCAGAAAATATTATAGTCACTTTCAAATCCCTCCAAACAGGATTCGTTCATGACATTTATATTCGTCAACTTATTTTTCGTGTAGAAAATATTGTTTTTGATCTTCGTGCCTTTAGCTGATCCGACCGGATTGTCATTCTCATAAACGTCAATCAACCCCCGCCACGTTCCTATACCCGGACCGACGTAAAGAGAATCTTCAGAATAAAAAGTGTTATTGTAGATCCTGACTCCGTTCATGCCCTTCACCACTATTCCCACGGCCGGAGGGTTGCGGATTATGTTGTAAGCAATCACGCCCGTCGAATCAGTCATGCCGTTTGACTTCCGGATTATTCCCATTGGAACGTAGTCAAGGTAGTTATACATTATCCGAACGTCAGTATGATAGCCGGTAAAGACCCCGTGAGTGATAGTATTCGCATCATGGTCGCCTGCCCATGTAAACTTATTGCCCGTTATCTCTGCCCCTCTCAGATTGTTCGTGTACGCTCCGGTGTTCTCCTGTCCCGCCTCCAGCATATAACCCGTTGTGTTCTCTCCGGTGACTGAGTTGTTTCTGAAGATGAATTTAACAGGCCGTGTGCGGTTTGTCGTGACCCCGTAGGATGTTCCACTGATTGTATCAACAAACGTTCGGCCTTCAACCAAAATAGTATCCTGTGCCGATAGAGATAGGGGCATGAAGAGTAAAAACCATAACCGTTTCACTTTGCTACGAATGAATCGTTATTGCTCTGGTACATTATAAACCGGCCTCCGTAACCTTTCGTAGCATGAGCCGGAGATGCAAGAATAGTCAGGACTTTCTTGTCATATTGCCCTGTCGGTCGCTTATCTTCAGGTATTCCCGCAGCATCCCAGTCAAAGTTCAGATCAAAATATTGTTCCTGCTCTGCAAGTAGTCTGTCAGCCGCATCATACAATCCGTGAATCTTCGCCCAATTATCTGTAAGCAGGTCGCCCGTAGGTATGATTATTGGAGGCACTGTATCAACTGCCTTAACAGAGAATGAAATCTCCGTAAAGTTATCAAATACGTCCGTTGCCCGTATCGTTACTGTGACCTGCGGATTAGTGGCATTTAGTGTAAATCCAGGCAAAGGATTCTGAGTGACTGATTTGATCTGACAGTTATCTGAAACTGTGACCATTGGAATGTAATCCGGAAGTGTAGCCTCGCATGAAGTAGTAACGTATACATACTGTGGAGGTATCTGGGCGATAAGGCAAGTACATGAGCTTGCCAATAACATAACGATTGCAAAAATAAGTAGCTTTTTCATCTCATTTGATTTATGTATTCACTTAAACAGAATTTCCAATCACGCATCATATACAACCCGCGAATCTTGAGCTTAGTGCATACAAGTCTTTCCGACGCAGGTCTCGGAGCAAAATATTCATCACGAAAATGATATGAATTTACAGCAGTCAAAACGGCTTTACTGCCGGTTAATTTAATTATCTCTGCGGCTACATCGTACCTCGAAGCCTCGCCGTCACAAACCATGTTATAAACTCCCCACTTTTCAGAATTAAGAAGGAACATCAGGTTTCGGACAAAATCATAAGTATAAGTTGGCGTACCGTCTTTATCGTTCACGGCCAGGATTTCACCATTAGAAAGCTGACGAAGAATTTTACTCACAAACTTTTTATCCTTACGCCCACCGCCCATCATCCAACCGGCACGACAAACCAAATAAGCGTCAGAGTTTTCAACAACAAACCTCTCGCCCATATATTTAGACCTGCCGTAAATATTGATAGGTTCCGGAGTATCCCAGTCGTCATAAGAGTATTTTTCGCCAGAGAATATTCCAGCGGTGCTTATGTAAACTAACGGGATACCTAATTCATTTGCTATGTGAACTGCGTTTTCAACTGATATGGTATTCGTATTATAAGCCTCCAGTTGATGTTCTTCACAGTATTCAAGGTCAGTCAATGCTGCAAGGTGAATAAGTACGTCAGGCGAATATCCTATAACCGACTTGCGATAAGCCCCAAAATCACGAACATCACAATAACCCAACCAATCCTCGTTTAAATCTATATCCGTGCATTTCAGCTTATGAACGTCATGAAGCAATGAATAAAACGCTTCACCAAGCATCCCGCCGCATCCGGATATATAAATGCGTTTCATGACTTAAAATTGTGAGGATATTTCTTTAACCATTCCGCAAGCTCTGGGTGATTAATTTCTTCCAAAGTTATGAATCTTTTTTGAGCGAACCACTCTGTCCGGTGAAATATATCTTCTCCGGTTTGCATACATCTCTCAATATTCTCGCGGTTGTTCACATCGGGAGTATTAACCTGCTGTTCTGAAAAATGACTGAGTTTAGACATAATCATCTCCGGAGAACCTAAAAATGAATAATGCCAGCCCCCGTCAACAATAGTCATCTCACCCTGGCCTCTGCGGTCACGGATCCATTGTGGTGAAGGGATAAGTTTCTTTTTATAGACCATACAACCATCCCAAGCTTGAGCAGCGAGACAATTTACATAGTAATAGAACAACCTCTGACGCATTGCAAAACATTGATGACCCCGTGAAATGCCCTCTAAAATGCCGTCAGGGTTCGGAATTTCATCTTCATCAGAGATAATGATGTAATCATCCGGTCCGGCTTCAGCATAACCCTGTGCGATCAGGTTTCGGTTATCTACTTCCATTTGCCTTTCGTCCTTAAACGGCAAACTTTCAACTGCTATATGGATTATCTTCGGAAGATACTTCTCAAATAAATGCCGGTTATTGTCAAAATGTAGAGGTTTCGGAGCGTTCATATGCGTTCTCCCCATTTCGACAATCACAAACTTATCCACAACACGGTCTAAAGTCATCAACCGAAGTTCAAGTAACTCTAAGTTCTCGTAAAACATGAAGCAATCGTAAATCATAAGTCTATTAAAACATTATTGGTTACATCCACTAATTTAATATATTGACCACGATCTTTAGGAATTATCCATTTTACTCTCCTTTTTTCAAAACCTCTTTTTGAATAAAGATTTGGATACAAACCCTTCGGTAAAATAGCTTTTAATTTTTCTTCTGTTTTCATGATAAATCAGGTGTTATTACATGAACCGCGCGATAATCAGCAGACTTTTGCAGTTCAAGGTAGGTTGTATAATTACGTTTCACAAGTTCCTCAGTAATCTCATAAGGCCGGTCATGCCACTGATGATAAACAAACGGATCATCTATAAATTCAAATCTCAATCCCAGGTTCTGAATCTGATGTTTGAACATATTGTCCTCATAAGCTATCCCTTCCCAAAGTCGCTCATCCATGCCATTCAGTTTGCGAAGATTGGCAGCCGTTATTGCATTACAAAAGTGAAAACCAAACGGGCGATAAACAGAATGATTATACCATGAGCTTTCGTCGTTAAACTCTGCGGCTTTATTGTTGAGTGTAATTCCTGGTTCTTCTCCGTGACCCAAAGAATAACAAGCGAAGGATAGCACTGTTTCATCTGTTACCTTTCGTGCAGCGGTCAGAATGTCGCCTGAGTGCAAACACTCCACGTTTTGAATAATGACAATATCAGGATCATATTTCAATGCCTTAATGAATCCCAGATTAAAGGGAACGCAGGTGTTTCGCCATGTTTTATTTTTTACTCTCACTATCTCAACATCAAACGGAACTTCCGGCAGTCTTATTTCTTCGGGTGAGCCGTCGTCAACAACAATAAAAACAAAATCCTCATCCTTATACTGACAGAATGAAGCAAGTGTTTTTTCAAGTTGCATCTGGCGTTGGAAATATGTAGCTATGATAGCGATCATGAGGCGAACATTGGCATTTGACAAAGGAGATAAACGTGACAGTCTGCCATATTACGCAGGTATGTTGCCATCAAAAACCGTTTCTTCGTTTTTGCACTCACATTGCAAAGTTAAACAAACGGAATTTAAAAACAAATATTGTTCTGCTGTCATTGGTTGCC